ATCAAGTTCCGTCTTGCCAACAATGGTGATGATTGTGTGTTGTTCGTGGAGAGTGTTGATTTGCCCAGGTTGGCGGGATTGTCATCGTGGATGCTCGATTTTGGTTTTACACTCACTCAGGAAGAACCCGTCTATGAACTTGAGCATGTGGAGTTTTGCCAGGCCAAACCTGTCCTCACATCATGTGGGTACAGGATGGTCCGCAACCCCCACACGGCCATGTCCAAGGACTGTGTCTCCCTGGTGAGCTGGCAGACCAAGAGCGACATTCAGGCTTGGGCACACAGTATCGCACAGTGTGGTCTGAGTCTTACATCCGGTGTTCCCGTGTGGGAGTCCTGGTATGGCCAGCTTCTGCGGCTTGGTGAGGGCCGAGACGTTGTGGGGGTGTCGGAGCGCATCAGTGAATCAGGCATGTTCTACATGTCCCAAGGTGTTCCCCGTGCTGTGGTGACTCCTGAGTGCCGCGTCAGTTTCTGGCGTGCCTTTGGTATCACTCCAGACATGCAGGAGGACCTTGAGGCATTGTACGACCTGCCTGTGACACTAGCTGCCGTCACCCCCATGATGTTTTCGGACATCATCAGCTTAAACCGTTCGCACAACCCAATATGCCTCGCTCCACAGGCATGATGAACAACCCGCTCACTGGCGACTCATCCCGCCGAAAGCGTCGTGTCAGGCAGCCCGTCCTCAACGGCTCCGGCGACAGAACGATGGTGCGCTACAAGTCGCTCGGCAACAATGTCACATTGTCGCTGGCCGGCCTTGGCGCCACTGCTCGGTGGTATATTCCTGGCTTGAGTACGCTCCTCAACAACACTGCGGGGCCTGCGATTGTCAGTTTTTACTCCACTGGGTTGTTTAAACCCGGCACCCACCTCAGGTGGGAGCCAGTGGTTTCCCCGACTGTCGGTGGCCGCATCTTTGTCGGTTTCACAGACAATCCGGAGGTGGCCGCTAACATTTCTGCTGCTTGGAACACTTTCACTACTACGCCTACCACCGGTAACTACGCCACATATGCTGGCGCAGTGAAGGGGTTGGCCAGTACTGAGAGTGTGCCGCTGTGGCAGACTTGTGAGTGGAACGTGCCCACCACGCTTCGTCGTAAGAGGTTTGATGTCAACCAGGACGTCACCCTTACTTCGATTGATCAGCTCGACCGCAGTCTGCAGGTTGCAATGTTTGCCTGTATTGAAGGCGTCGATCTTGAGTCCGGAGTTGTCGGGTCGTTCTGGTTCTCCGATGTCGTTGATGTCGAGGGTGTCCATGGCACGGCGACCTAGGTCCAGCCATGCAACGCGACAGGTAACGGTAGCGCGCTGAAAAGGGAGTTGCCAAGGAGCTGATTGGAGCCCAGCTTTCTGCCGGGGGTCTCTATCATACACCACCATCTTAACCCGCGCCTTGGATTTTCAGTGTGATTACGCCTGTTGATATGTGGGGTTCTCAAGTGTTCCGTAGCACTTGGGGGGCAACCGCCACTGTGAGACTTAATTTACCCTTTCGAG